GAACTTTTTGATAAGTAAAACTAATTGGAGAAAATATGTCAGTTAGAGACGAATTGGCAAATGTATTAGCCGATAGTTTAAACAAACAATTCAAGGATATGAAAGTAGCATATTTCTTGGACGGGTCTGATACAACACCCACAGATATTAAAGAATTTATATCAACAGGTTCGACTATGTTGGACTTGGCAATTGCTAATAAACCAAATGGTGGTATTGCGGTAGGCCGTATTACTGAAATTAATGGTTTAGAATCAAGTGGTAAATCTTTAATCGGAGCACACATACTTGCAGAAACCCAAAAGAAAGGCGGAGTCGCTGTTTATATAGATACAGAGAATGCCGTTAGTGAGGAGTTTTTGAAAGTATTAGGAATAGATACATCACAGTTACTTTACTTACAATTACAAACTGTAGAAGAAATTTTCCAGGCAATCGAGGAGATTGTTCTTAAGGTGAGAGAGGCTGAAAAGGATAGACTGGTTACAATATTAGTTGATAGTTTGGCTGCTGCTTCCACACAAGTAGAGATAGACGCAGATTTCGAGAAAGACGGTTGGGCAACTTCCAAAGCGATTATTATATCAAAAGCTATGAGAAAGATTACCCAGATGATTGGTCGTCAAAGAATAGCACTTGTCTTTACAAATCAACTACGAGCGAAACTTGGAGTAATGTTCGGAGATCCTTGGACAACTTCAGGTGGGAAAGCTCTTCCTTTTCACGCTTCTACTCGAATTCGATTAAAGAATAAAGGTAGAATAACAGACACCAAGAAAAATGTATTGGGAATGACAATACTGGCACAAGTTGTTAAGAATAGACTTGGGCCACCTTTAAGACACGCCGAATTTCCACTATATTTTGAAAGTGGAATTGATGATGTGGGTTCTTGGTTAGAAGTAATGAAAAAACATAAGTTGGTAAAGTCTGCAGGAGCTTGGTATACATATACCGATGTTGCAGGTGAAGAATATAAATTTCAATCTAAAGATTTTCTTAAAATATTAGAAGAAAACTCTTTGAAGGATGAGGTTTATGATAGAATTTGTGATAAAGTAATTCTTAAGTATGATATAAAAGATATGGATGAATCTGAACTCGTGAAAGAAGAAGTAGAGGGAGATGAATAATCGATATTTCAGCATACTTGAAGAAATTAAGAAAAAAGGCGGTAAACTAGATGATGGTCACTTCAATGATAAAGTACTTATTATAGATGGTCTGAATACCTTTATAAGAGTATTCAGCGTTATGCCAACTCTCAATGATGACGGAGCTCACATTGGGGGAATAGTTGGTTTTCTAAAAAGTATAGGTTACGCGATTCATCTATTTAATCCCACCCGAGCCATTATAGTATTTGATGGTAAGGGTGGGAGCACCCGCCGTCGTAAGTTATTTCCAGAGTATAAGGCAGGACGTAAAGTTAAAAAGAAACTTGTTCGCTCGTATGATTTTAATACACCAGACGAAGAACGACAAAATATGCTTGTGCAACTTCAACGAATTGTAGAATACTTAGAATTATTACCAGTTTCAACACTATCAATCGATAATATTGAGGCAGATGACACTATTGGTTATTTATCTAAACAAGTTTTTGATAAAAGTAAGATTACTATTTTATCAACCGACAAGGATTTTTTACAACTTGTAAATCATAGAATTAAAGTATATTCACCCACTAAAAAGAAAACGTATGATAGAGAAACTTTGATGGAAGAATATGGAATACCATCTAAGAATTTTTTAACATACCGAATATTAGAAGGTGATAAATCAGATAATATACCTGGAGTTAAAGGTGCAGGATTAATTACAATCAAAAAGAGATTTCCAGCTATAGTAGATAAAGACAATTATGTTTCATTAAAAGACATAGTTGAATATTCTGAAAAACATAAAGATGAATTAAAGTTATATGAGAGTGTTGTTGTTTGTAAGGAACAATTAGAACTCAATGATAAATTAATGCAGTTAAAAAATGTAGATATTTCTGGAAATGCTAGAATGAAAATATTATCAGGAATAGAAAAACCAATTACAGAATTGGTGAAATATAAATTTGAGACGATGTTTTATGCAGATAAGTTGTTTACATCTTTACCAAATTTACAAGGATGGTTAGCACAAAATTTCACACAATTGAACAGATACGCAAGGATGAGTCATGGGAAGAAAGCGTAAATACTTTACTTCAACGGAACAACACGACGCACAGAAGCGCTGGCAAATGGAACATTATGAGCGTAATAGGGAAAAACTGCAAAAATTGGCCAGAGAACGGTATAAAAAGAAAAGACACCAAGAAATTGAAGAAACTTTGAGAAACGGATTGTATGGTGAAGAAAAAATATAATAATGCGTGTAAATTATGAAGTATTACAGAATTTTGTAGACATAGATGATTTAGAATTAAATTATCACAGAGTTACAAATGATATAAATTCTATTGATATAGAGGACGGTATTGAATGGATTTTCAAATACTATAGAGAAAAGGGATTTCCACATTATACTGTACGAGAAGAAGAAAAAAATTCACATATAAATTCATTGAGAAAATTTGATTCGGATAGTATTTTTATTGATAATCAAATACAACAAACTATGCATGGTTTGAGATTGGCTTGGAATTATTTTCCTCATTGGGTAGATGTTCAATGTGGAAATTCTAAAATGCCACCTATTGGATATTTCAATGATGATGATTTACTCAAAACAATAATTAGAAAAACTTGGAAGTATGAAGAAAAACACGGTAATAATAAATTTACAGAAAATCGTTTTAGACAATCATTAAAATTATATCAAGGTTCTCAAGCAGTGAGTAATTTTAGACCAAGTGCAGCAAAAGTTATTTATGAGAAGTTTGGTGGTGATGGAGTGATACGAGATATGAGTTGTGGTTGGGGTGGACGATTGATTGGATTTTTAGCATCAAAAAACACTAAACATTATATCGGTACAGAACCATCAACAAAAACATATGACGGGTTGTTAAAAATGAAAAAAGAATTTTCATATTTGGGAAAACAAATAGATATATATAAACAAGGAAGTGAAGACTTTATTCCAGAAAAAGAATCAATCGATTTATGTTTTACTTCACCACCTTATTTCGATACCGAAAAATATTCGGATGAATCAACACAAAGTTTTAAAAAATTCCCATCCGAGAACGAGTGGGTTAATGGTTTTTTAAAAAAGACCATAAAAAATTGTTATTACGGATTGAAGAAAAATGGTTATATGTTAATTAACATTGCAAATACACCAAAATATAAATTCATAGAGAAAGAAACAGTAAATATATCAAGTGAGATTGGGTTTATAAAAGAACCTACTGTAGATTTGATATTATCAAGTGTGGCTGGTAAAGGAATAAAAACTGAACCAGTATTTGTATTCAGAAAGGGCAATAATGGATAGTAAACTAATCAACGGAAATAGTTTAGAAGTTTTAAAAGATTACGATGATAATTCAGTAGATTTACTTTGCACAGACCCACCATACGGATACGGATTTATGGGTAAAGATTGGGATCAGACACTTCCACCACGAAAGATTTTCGAGGAATGTTTAAGAGTATTGAAACCAGGTTCATTAGCATTTGTAATGAGTGCACCAAGAAGTGATGTTCAATACAGAATGGCACAGATGTTAGAGGAAGTTGGATTTAATGTGAGTTTCACACCAATATATTGGACATATGCTACAGGATTTCCAAAGGCTATGAATATTGGAAAAGCAGTTGATAAGAGATTGGGTGCTGAACGAGAGGTTATTGAAACAAAAAAATATACAAGGAAAAATGACGCCAGTTTCGCCTACACAGATGGTAATAATAGGTCTGAACCATTTAAAGCTGGTGAACATGAATATGATATTACAGAACCATCATCAGACAAAGCAAAAGAGCTTGATGGTTCATATGCAGGTTATCAACCAAAACCAGCAGTAGAAGTGGTGATTGTGGCAATGAAACCATTAGAACAAAAAGGTTATTTAGACCAAGCACTTGATAATCAAAAGGGAGTAACTTGGTTAGATGATTGTAGAATACCATTTGCAGGTATGAGAGATAAAGAACAGTTTGATAAAGATAATGTTGCTGCTATGATGAACTTTGATGGGAAATATGAAAAAGGTGAAGGTAAGATGTATGAAGGTGGATGGGAAAAACCAAATAGAGAAGGATTATCAAGAGGAATACAAGCATCAAGAAAAACCACAAAGAGAAAACCACGAGAAGAAAATACGGTATTTAAGACAAGTGGATTTAAGAGTGAAGATAATGATACAGCAGATGCATCACCACTTGGTAGATTTGCCGCTAACCTATTAGTAAGTGATAAAGTATTAGATACAGGTAAGAAAACTAAATCAACTGGTGGCCGAGCATATCAAAACACAAATGAGATGTTTAGTGGTGGTTGGGCATATGATGAAGAAGGAACTGGAGAGAATCCAGGTAAAGGAGATGAGGGAGATTTTAGTAGATATTATAGTTTAGATGAGTGGTGGAAAAGTAGATTGGTAAAATTAAATCCAGAAGTTCAACGGACATTTCCATTTTTAGTTGTTCCCAAGGCGAGTAAGTCAGAAAAAAATATGGGATTGGATGATTTTGAAAAACAACAAAAGATATATAATGGTCAAAGTCCAGAATCAAGTAAAGATATGAAAGGTGTAGATAAGAAATTCACTACACAACCAACTAAAAACAACCACCCAACGGTAAAACCACTCCAACTATTCAGTTATTTAGTAACACTTGGGAGTAGAAAAGATGATGTAGTGTTAGACCCGTTTATGGGTAGTGGCACCACACCAATATCTTGTGTGACTTTAGATAGAAAATACTTGGGGATAGAGAGAGAAAAAGATTATTTTGAAATTGCCGAAGCACGAGTAAAGAAGGCAATCAATCCAGCAAACTTAGTAGAACACGACTTTTTTTAATATGGCAGAAACATTAACACATTTCGGACATTCATTTCAAAAGAAAATAATAGTATTATTATTATTCAATCGTAGATTTTTGCAAACAATTAATGATATATTGGAACCAGATTATTTTGATTCCGATGCAGATAAATGGTTGGTAAATTGTATAAAGAAGTAT